AGACCGACCAGAAGGTGGGTTTTACGTTCGTATGGACGAGGAAACCAGCAAGACGCTGGATGCAGCCACCGGGTTGAATCCAACCTGTTCTCAAGGTGGCACGGCTGTAATGCAGCCAATTGCAATCCAAGACGTAACGCCCCGCGAGAAGGCGCAGAACGGGAAGGGATGGAACGATGACGGCACTAGCTACACCGTAGACACTGCTGCAACGCAGGGCGTGGCGCAGCCGATAGGCTGCTTCAAAGGCGGCCAAGGAAGCGCGGCTGGCGGCATTGGTTATGACGAGCACATCGCGCCAACATTGAGCGCGGCGGACAGCGGGTCAAACCGCACGCCTGCGCTGATGCATGGCATGGCCGTGCGTCGCCTCACTCCCGTGGAGTGCGAGCGACTGCAAGGCTTCCCTGATGAATACACCGCTATCGCGTGGCGTAAGAAACCTGCGTCAGAATGCCCTGATGGCCCCCGCTACAAAGCCCTGGGCAATAGCTGGGCCGTGCCGGTGGTGCGCTGGATCGGCAAGAGGATTCAAGAGGCAATCGAATGACGCAACAAGAAGCACAGACGCTGCTGGACATGGCCCAGCAGGGGCTGGCCATCCCGCAGGAGGTGGTTGCCTGGGCGCTGACTGTTACTGGGGACACCCAGCAGCGCCGCTGGGCTGACAGGCAGGATGTGATGGACTTCGTCCAGGCGCTCCGCAACGAGGGGCTGCTGTGAGTGCGGTAGTCCTGGCCCTGGATCTGGGCACCACCACGGGCTGGGCACTGCGCCCGACAAGCGGCCCCATCGCGCACGGCTGGATTTCACTCAAGGGTGGCCGGTACGAGGGCGGCGGCATGCGCTACCTGCGCTTCAGCCGCTGGCTGCATGAGATCTACGGCACTGCCGGCGACATCAACGCAGTCTATTTCGAGGAGGTGCGCCGGCATGCCAGCACCGATGCAGCGCATGTCTACGGCGGCCTGATGGCCACGCTGACCGCCTGGTGCGAGAGCAGGAACATCCCCTACTCGGGCGTGCCGGTGGGCACGATAAAGAAGCACGCGACCGGCAAGGGCAACGCTGGCAAGGACGACATGCTGGCGGCCATGCAGAAGCTGGGCCACCCGGTGACCGACGACAACGAGGCAGACGCCATCGCCCTACTCCACTGGGCGCTGGAGCAAGATGCATGAAGTGTCCAGTGTGTGGCGCATGGACTCGCGTGCTGGAAACCCGGCAGCAGCCCGACAACGAGAAGAAACGCCGCTACGAGTGCGGCAACCTGCATCGATTCACCACGCTGGAGAAGGTGGCCAGGGTGATCAAACCGAAGGGAAAGCATGCGAGTTGATCTGATCCTTTCCATTGTGCTGGTGGCCATTGCGCTGCTGGTGGTCACGGTGCTGGGCGCACAGCTGCCACGGCAGCCGCGCATGCATCTGTGCGGGGTGGCCGAGATCTCGCCAGACATCACGCCCAGAGAGCGCGAGCTGTGCCGGCAGGCCCGTCGCCCATGAAGGGGATGTGGAAGTTCAGGCAGGTCGAGCGGCGCTTTCCTCGAGGGCCGGGCGACACCGAGCAGCTCGAGATGGGCGAGGCCAGGGTGCTGCTGACCACCTGGGAAGTGACCAAGGACAAGGAAGCGGTGGACAGGATGCTGGCCAGAACCAACCGCATCTACGGCAAGGGCGCGGAGGAGCGGATCCGGGCCTACATGAGATGGATTGCAAAGAACGAAAGGCTGAAGCCATGAGCCAGGCACACATCACAGGCAGGGGCAGCAAGTACTACGGCAAGCTGATGACGGCGCAGCTGCCCAGCGAGGTCAAGGCGATCTGGTACAGCCGGGATGATGAGCTGCCAGAGCTGCCCAGGCATGGCTGGTCATGGGAGCTGCAGACAGACATGACCGAGGTCGAGAACCGCGAGCTGGTGACCAAACTGCTCGAGGCCATTGACTTTACCGAGCGCGAGGAGCTGGTGGTGCGCCTGGTAGTCATCGAGCTGGCCACGTTCAATGATGTGGCTGCCGAGTTGGGCATCACCGTCGCCAGAGCCAGGCAGATCTACCTCAAGGCCATGCGCCGGGCCAGAACCAAGCAACGGATGGTGACCGGCATGTCGCCCTGGGAAGTACACAGCGACATCATCCATTGGCAGTACTACAGGCGCCAGCAAGAGCAAGCCAGACGCAGGGGCCATCCATGAGCCTGTCAGACCACCAGATCTTCATGCTCAAGCACCTGGCCATGGGCTGGCGCTTCAGGCTCTACAACGACAAGCCGGGGAGCTGGAACACCTACTGGTCGCTGCGCCGGCGCAAGCTGGTGACAGCCGGCAGCGTGGTCACCGAGCAGGGCCGCAAGGTGCTGGCCAAGGAACTGCAGCAACAGGCCGCCAGGCAGGCCAAGCGGGAGGCAAGGCATGAGCGCACTGCCTGACACAGTGATTCCCTTCTCGCTGCCCAAGAGCAAGCCCCGCGTGGTGCAGAAGGATGCGCCAGCAGACCAGCGCAAGCTGGCCGTGATCCCGATACGCGCCTGCACTGATCGGCAGCTGACCCACGGCATGCTCCGCGCCCTGATCCTGATCTGCAGCTACGTCAACCGAGCAGGCATCACCTGGGTCAGCCAGAAGCTGCTGGCAGACAAGATGGGCGTGTCCCAGCAGGCCGTTAGCAAGCACCTAGTAAAGCTGCAGGCAGCAGGCTACCTCGAGATCCACAGGCGGCCATTCCCAGGCGAGCGCAACACCACCTGGCGCGTCATCTTCGATCCCAGCATCAAAGCCGAGGATGCCATCAGCATCACCAGCAGCATCGAAGACACCCGGCCACCCTACATGAAACGAGAACAGGAGGAACAAGCCAACACACCAGACCCAGCCGGCCAAGCACGCATCGCCAAGCTCATCAGCCAGGCGCTCACACAACCCACCAGGAAGGACAGAACCATGCCATCAACAGGCGAAACCGTCACAACCAAGAAGATGAAAGAGGAGATCGCACAAGCCAAAACCAAGCGATCCAAAGCCTCCCACACACAACCTCCAGAGGTTGTACCCGAGACACAACCTGGAGTTGTGGAAAACAGCCTCCACGCACAACCTTTTGAGGCAGGCCGTACAACCTCTAGAGGTTGTACAGAACACAAAGAACACAGTATTAATAAGGTTGTTAATGTTCTGCACAACTCAGAAGTTGAAAGATTGATTTTGGTTGGAATGACAACCGAGCAGATCGACGACAGCCTGGCCGTCCTGCTGCCGATCTACCAGGCCGAGGGACTGACCCCGACCAGCCAGCTGCTGGCCGACAGCATCTTGCAGATGCACCGGGACACGGCATGAGCCAGACCCACACCAAGGCCTCTGGAAGGCCGCAGGAGCCGCGATCATAATATGGGCAAGGCATGGGTAGCCACTCAGCCTTCCAGCGCCTTGTAGGCCGTTCTATGCGATCTGTACGGAAACCAGACGAACGTATGGATTTTGGACAGAGGGGGGTTATGGCCATGTGCCCAGCTGGCGGCTCGGCCTGGCCTATACGCGCCAGCGTGTGCGTGCGTCATGCCGCGTGCGTGCGCGTGCGCGAAAGCGACCCCTTTGCCCCCCACCCTTCGGACGTACGAGTGGGGGCCACCCGCAATTTTTCTTCCATTTTTCGTTGACAATGTTTTTTTAAGGAGAATGTAAATGGCTACTAACTATGAACACAAACCTGGGAATGGTTCTGCCTTTGTAAACAAGGAGAGGACTGAGGATTGGCACGCACCATTTCGAGGCAAGGTGATGCTGCCTGATGGATCGTTACATTACCTGGATGTGTGGAACAAGAAGACCACTGCTGGTGAGACATGGGTGGCGATGAAGATTGGCAAGCAGATCTCTGGTGGCCAGGTCAAGCCGGTGAGTCAGCACAGCCAGGCCAAGGGCAATGGGTTCCAGCAGCAGAATGATTCGGACATTCCGTTCTGAGGTGCAACATGAGTAAAACCAACACAGGCGGGCCAGCGTTTCCTGCACCGGCAGGCGTCGCGCACATCACAGAACAAGGCATGACCCTGCGCGACTACTTTGCTGCCAAGGCGATGCAGGCTGGAATCAATACATACCATCACGACGAAGAAGATTTAGATGAATTTTGTCGCTGGGCGTATGTGGTTGCAGACGAGATGCTGAAAGCACGGGATGCCAAGACCTAAGTCTCGCCTGAGTGAGCAGATCCCCAGCCTGAAAAACTGGGGTGGCGTGCGTTCGATTGAGCGCAGGATGGAGCGCAGCAGTACGCTTGTGCAGAACCGTGAGGCGGTTGCTTACTCGCTGCTGTGCTTGGCCAACACCAAGATCACTGACATCATGGAATGGGATGAGTCTGGCAATGTGAGGGTCAAGCCCTCTAGTGCCATCCCTGAACAGGCGTTGCAGGCGATCAAGAACATCCGGGTCAAGACTGACCGGGAGGGCAACAGCACACTCGAGGTGGAGCTGTACGACAAGGTGGGCGTGCTGCGTCTGCTGGCCAAGGCGTCTGGGCTGCTGGACAACCCTGACCAGGACGACAAGCCCAGCGTAATTGATGTGAACGTGGTGGCCCCGCTACCAAGGGGAGAGCAATGAGCAAGACCAAAGAGCAGAGCAGCAAGGAGGTCGGTGCTGCCGGGCTGCGGTTCGACTTCTCGCAGTCGCCTGTCATCTACGACTTCTTCCAGAGCAATGCCTTTGTCCAGGGCATCATGGGGCCGGTGGGGTCTGGCAAGAGCTACGGCTGCGCGGCCAAGATCTTCAAGAAGGCCATCCAGCAAAAGCCAAGCCCCCACGACAACATCCGCTACACCCGGTGGGCGGTGGTGCGAAACAGCTACCCCATGCTGAAAACCACCACCATCAAGACATGGCTGGATCTGTTCCCCGAGGCCACCTTCGGCCCCATGCTGTGGACGCCACCCATCACCCACCACATCAGGCTGCCGGCCCGTGGTGATGCCGCCGGCATCGACTGCGAGGTCATCTTCCTGGCCCTCGACCAGCCCAAGGATGTCAGAAAGCTGCTCTCGCTTGAGCTGACCGGCGCCTGGGTCAACGAGGCCCGCGAGTTGCCCAAGGCTGTGATCGACGGCCTGACCCACCGGGTCGGTCGCTACCCTACCAAGCGCGACGGCGGCGCCACCTGGCACGGCATATGGATGGACACCAACCCCATGGACGATGACCACTGGTGGCACAACATGGCCGAGAAGGAGCGCATGACCGGCCCCTATGCCTGGAAGTTCTGGAAGCAGCCAGGCGGTGTGATGGAGGTCAACTCGGACGACCTGCCCGACAACCCCGAGGCCAACGACCATGTCTTCTCTGCAAACAAGTGGTGGAAGATCAACCCTTCTGCAGAGAATCTCCACAACTTGCCCCCAGGCTATTACCCGCAGATGCTGCTGGGCAAGAACCTCGATTGGATCCGCTGTTATGCCGGTGGGCTGTACACCTACGTCCAGGAGGGCCGGCCCGTTTGGCCAGAGTATGAGGACAGCACCATGTCTGGTGACACCGAGGTTGACCCCACTGTGCCGATCCAGGTGGGCCTCGACTTCGGTCTGACGCCGGCGGCCACCATCGGCCAGCGCCTGCCCAATGGCCGGTGGCTGATCCACAAGGAGATCGTGACGTTTGACATGGGCCTCGAACGCTTCGGCATGGAGTTGCTCGCTCTGCTCAACCAGCACTACCCCAACCACCAAGTGCTGCTGTGGGGTGACCCGGCGGGCATGGCTAGGGACGCGATCTACGAGGTGACCAGCTTCGACTTTTTGCGAACGCTGGGGTTACGGGCGCAGCCGACTGCCAGCAACGACTTCAAGGTGAGGCGCGAATCTGCGGCGGCGCCCATGCAGCGATTGATCGCCGGCAAGCCAGGCCTGATTGTGAACAGACAATGCAAGCTCCTCCGCAAAGCACTAGGCGGCGGTTACCATTTTAAACGGGTGGCTGTCGGTGCGGGGCAAGAAAGGTTCCGCGATGCGCCAAACAAGAACGAGCATTCGCACATTGGCGACAGTTTCGGCTACCTGATGCTGGGCGGCGGTGAGTACAACCGCATGACCCGCACCCCCAGCCTGGGTGGCAGACCCATGAACCAGACGGTGATCATGCAACAAGACTTCGATATTTTCGGTGCGCGATAGCACTGTGGTATCACATCTCTTGCATGCTGTACAAAGTCCAATAGAATCTATTGGTATGAGTATCGACTTCGATCCTTGCGTTGTGCATCACTTCGCTGCTGGCGTCTATGCCAAACAGATGACGCTGCCTGCCAACCACTTCGCGGTCAAGCACTCACACAGCTATGACCACCTGAGCATTTTGGCCCAGGGCCGCGTGACAGTGGATATGGATGGCCGCGTGACTGAATACACGGCGCCTGCCTGCATCACCATCAAGGCCGGCGCCAAACACAGGATCGTTGCCCATGAGGATGCCGTCTGGTTCTGCATTCATGCCACTGATGAGACAGACCCGGACAAGGTTGATGAAGTATTGATTGGAGGTTGACCATGCCGCTCATTGCATTTGCCATTCTTGCTGGATCTGCTTACCAGGCAAGCCAAGGTAGGAAGGCGCAATCACAAGCCAGAGCTGATCAAGCTCAAGCGTTGAGCCAGCAAGCTGCAGATCAGGCAGCAATGCGAGCAGAAATTGCGAAACAGACGCAGGCCTACGCACAGCAGGCCACCTCGCTGCAACAGCAGGCTGAAATCGCCCGCCAGCAATTTGATCTGCAGTCGCAGTCATACCAGCAGAACAAGTTGTCAATGGAGCAAAAGTCCAAGGAAGTGCAGGCAGCAGCTGATGAGGAGCGCCGCAAAGCAGCTGCAGCGGAGTCTTCTGCAATGCGAGCCAGAACCAGGGGCGGTCGCCGATCCCTTCTATCTGGTGAACGGATGGACGCCGAGCTGGGTCTTGGCATGAACATCGGTGGATCTTCTGGGATGTTGCAGTAATGGTTACCCTACCCCAATTCAGGCAGCGTCAGTTGGCGAGGATGACATCTCGCAGAACTTCAAACATTGATCGCCTGGCCAAACAGTATGCGAGATCAGTCGAGTCCATGACCTCCGACTATGAGCGGATGTCTGCCGAGAACGCTCGCAAAATGAATGAGCAGATGGCCCCGTTTGAGGCCTCCATGGCGAAGTACAAGACCGCGCTGGATGAGTACACAACCAACATTGCCATGCCGTATCAGCGGGCATCTGAGCAGTTCTCAAAGGATGCAGCAACATATGCACAGAAGGAAGCTGCATATGCAAGTGAGCTTGCACAAATAGCTACTGGCTCAAGAAACAAAACGGCAAGAAGCTATGAAGCAGTAGCCGGCAAACAAGGCAGCTACGAGATCTACGACTTCTTCGTCAACGATCCGAACACTGGCCAAAGGATTCCCTTGCAAGGGCCACAGGGTGTGATTCAAAACCCATCAATGTATGGGTATGACTATGTTCTGACGCCCGCAGAAAGTGGCAACCGAGGAACCAACATTTATACGTTTGTCCCCAAGCCATCAAGCCCAGACCCAGGCCAGGCACCAGTGGCACCAAAGAAGCCGGCTGAGTTTGCGATGGAAATGCCAAAAGCCCCGGACATTACGCAGTTTGACGGCTCAGATTTTGAGGCCAAGCGCAGCCAACTGGAAAGCGAATTTAAGCGCGAGGTCGGCGAGCGCCGTGCAGCCAGGATGAATGTAACCAGGCGTGGCACAGCAAGACCATTGCTTCAAGGAGAGAAAGCATGAAAGACAAGGTCGAGAAGGTCATGCATGAGTACAAGACCGGCAAGCTGAAATCCAGCTCTGGCGACAAAGTGACATCGCGCAAGCAGGCCATCGCCATCGCGCTGTCTGAACAGCGCCAGGCTCGCAGCCGTCGCAAGGGTGGCTTGATGAAGGAGGCCTACGCATGAAGATCGAAATCGAGATCGAGAAGAACGGCGAGTACAAGGACAAGCCTGGCGAGATGGAAAGGCCAGAGCTTGAAGACGAGCAGAAGATGGCCATCGGCAAGAAGCTCAAAAAGAACCTGGCGCTGACGCGCATGGAGCGCAACCTGCTGGCCGCGTACCTACTCAAGGACGAGGAGGACGACGAATGAAAGAAGTCTGGGACAAGCCCCGGCCAAAAGACCTGGGCAAAACAAAGGAGCTGACATCAGCGCAGAAGGCAAACGCCATGCGCCGAGCGCAGCGCTCTGGCCGGCCATACCCCAATCTGATTGACAACATGGCGGCGGCCAAGGCCAAAAAATGAGCAAGCTGAAAGATCCCGACGGTGGACTGACCGAGGCCGGTCGGCGGCACTACGAGCGCACGGGCGAGAGCAAGAACCTGCAGCCCGGCGTGAAGGAGTCAAGCCCCGGTGGCCAGCGTGCCCGGCGCAAGGGATCTTTCCTGACACGTTTCTACACCAACCCAAGCGGCCCGCTGGTCAAAGACAACGGCGAGCCAACCCGTCTGGCATTGGCCGCACGGGCATGGGGTGAGCCTGCGCCTCGCACCGCAGCTGCTGCCTCACGCCTGGCCGCCAAAGGCCGCAACCTGCTGGCCAAGTACAACGCCGAGAAGGACTGATCATCATGGAATACAAGGACAAAACCGGCGGCATGCGCTTGACGCCTGAGCAGATCATCAAGCGCCAGGATGTTGCCCAAAAGAAAAAGGACGAGTTCCAGGCGCTCTACATGGACGCCTACGAGTTCGCCCTGCCCCAGCGCCAGCTCTACGGGGTCTGGGAGGGCAACTACACCGGCAAAAACAAGATGACGCGGGTCTTTGACTCGACGGCCATCAACAGCACCCAGCGCTTTGCCAACCGGCTGCAGTCTGCTGTTTTCCCGCCGCAACGCAAGTGGGCGCGGCTGGACGCCGGCAGCGACATCCCGACCGACCGCAAGGATACCGCCAAGGCTGTGCTGGAGGTCTATGGCGACAAGATGTTCACCGTGCTGCGGCAGAGCAACTTCGACATCGCCATGGGCGAGTTCCTGCTCGACCTAGCCGTGGGCACTGCCTGCATGATGGTGCAGCCCGGCGACGATGTCAGCCCCATCAACTTCATCCCGGTGCCGCTGTTCCTGGTGACCTACGAGGAGGGGGCCAACGGCCAGGTGGACAACGTCTACCGCAAGATCCGCATGAAGGCCGAGAGCATCCAGCGCCAGTGGCCAGACGCGAAGATCGAGGGCCAGCTCAAGCGGCTGATCGAGGACAAGCCCACCGAGGATGTCGAGCTGCTTGAGGCCACGGTCTATGACGCCAAGCGCGGCGATTATTGCTACCACGTTATCTACAAGCACGGCAAAGACGAGCTGGTCTACCGGCGCCGCAAGTCCAGCCCCTGGGTGATCTCGCGCTACATGAAGGTGGCCGGCGAGATCTACGGTCGCGGCCCGCTTCTGACCGCCCTGCCCGACATCAAGACGCTCAACAAGACCATCGAGCTGCTGCTCAAGAACGCCAGCCTGGCTGTCTCTGGGGTCTACACCGCGGCTGACGACGGGGTGCTGAACCCCAACACCGTCAAGCTGGCGCCAGGCGCCATCATCCCTGTGGCACGCAACGGTGGCCCGCAAGGCCCGGCCCTGGCCGCCCTGCCACGCGCTGGCGACTTCAACGTGTCGCAGCTGGTCATCAATGACCTCCGCGCCAACGTCAAGCGGATCCTGCTGGACGAGTCGCTGCCACCCGACAACATGAGCGCCCGCTCGGCCACCGAGATCGTGGAGCGCATGAAGGAGCTGTCGCAGAACCTCGGCTCTGCCTTCGGTCGACTGATCAACGAAACGATGATCCCGCTGGTGGCCAAGATCCTCGAGGTCATGGACGAGCGCGGCCTGATCGACATGCCGCTGCGGGTCAACGGCCTGGAGGTCAAGGTGGTGCCCGAGGCGCCGCTGGCCCAGGCCCAGGCCATGGACGAGGTGCAGGCCATCCTGCAGTACGCGCAGCTCATGCAAGGCTTCGGCGCAGACGGTGCCTTCGCCCTGAAGAACGACCGGATCCCCGACTACCTGGGCGAGAAGCTGGGCGTGCCGATGGCTGTGCGTAACAGCCAGGCAGAGCGTGCCGTGCTGATGGAGGAGGCTAGGAATGCACAACAACAGGCCGCCATTGCCCAGGCAATGATGATGCAACAGCAAGCTGGCCAAGCGCCTATGGAACCAATGGCTCCACCTGAAGGGGCTATGGCATGAGCGGCTGGGACGACCTTGAGTCAGCCGACCAGGCCGAGGACATCCGCGAGGTCAAGCAAAAGCGCGAAGACCTGATGCGGCTGTGCCTGCGGGTGCTGGGCAGCGAGGATGGCCAGAAGCTGATGGAGTGGCTACAGGAGATGTATGTGGATGTGCCCGTTGCCGTGCCGGGCGCTGATCCCAGCTATGCCTTCTTTGCCGACGGGCAGCGAAGCGTGGTGCGGGACTTGATAGCGCGGGTTAATCAAGCAAGGAAACTATGAGCGACACCAACGACCAACCCGGCGGCGATTCCACCGGCCTATTGGACTCTGTCACCATCGAAGACCCAAACAAACCAGCAGAGCCGCAGAAGGCTGAGATCCCACACAAGGCAGAGGCGCCAGCCCCAGCGCCAGCCCCAGGCGCACCCGAGGCGCCGCCAGAGTGGCTGCCCGAGAACTTCGTCAAGGACGGCAAGGCCGATTACGAATCGCTGGCTAAGAGCTGGCGGGATCTGCGCGGCAAGATCAGCAAGGGCGCACACAACGCGCCGGCCAATGGCAAATACGACACCAGCAAGTTTGGTGAGAACGTTGAAGACAACCCCATGGCCAGCACCATGGTTGGCTGGGCCAAGGACAACGGCCTGTCCCAGGCCCAGTTTGACGATCTGGTAGACAGGCTGCAGACCAACGCCAAGGAAATGCTCGAGGGCGACATGGTCGATCCCAAGGCTGAGATGGCCAAGCTCGGCCCCAATGCAAACGCAATGGTCAACGGCATGGTCGATTGGGCGCGTGGCCTGGTCAACAAGGGCGTCTGGAGCAAGGACGACTTTGAGGAGTTCAAGATCATGGGTGGCACAGCTCGCGGGCTGCAGGCCTTGGTCAAGATCCGCACCGCATACGAAGGCCGGGTGCCCATCGAGTCAGCTCCGCTTGAAGGCGCACCATCCAAAGAAGAGATGTACGCGATGGTGGCTGATCCCCGCTACAAGACAGACAGTGCATATCGGCAGAAGGTCGAGAAGATGTTCGACCAGTTTGCCAAATAGACGAGGGCGTCTCCCCCTCCGCTGCCGAAAGGCAGTTGCCCTTTCCCCGGCCCGAGCGCCGGGGTTTTTTTGTCCATAATGCAACAGCCCCTATTGACAACTGTTGTTTTTGTCTACAATCAAGGACATGGCTCACCGGGTAACCGGCCCTGACCGCAGCGAGATGCTGACGAGTGGCTGACGTAAACAGCAAGCACAGGCCCGCATCTGCGGCTTACCGGCGCGAGAACCCTGATCAATCAACCGAATGAGGTAAATCAAATGAGCGTTTCTCTCTCGAACGCCTTTGTGACGCTCTTCGATGCTGAGGTCAAACAGGCTTACCAGGGCAAAGCAATGCTGGTGGGTGCTGTGCGTCAGCGTCGTGGTGTCGAAGGCTCCACTGTCAAGTTCCCCAAAGTGGGCCGTGGTGTTGCCACCGCCCGTGTGACCCAGACCGATGTGACCCCCATGAACGTGGGCTTTAGCACGGTGACCTGCACGCTGGGCGATTGGAATGCCGCTGAGTACAGCGACATCTTCTCGCAGCAGAAGGTCAACTTCGATGAGCGTTCTGAGCTGGCCCAAGTGGTGGGCGCTGCTATTGGCCGTCGCCAGGATCAGATGATTCTGGATGCGCTCAATGCAGCTTCTGGCACTGGCACCGTGGCAAACTCTATTGGTGGCTCGAACACCAACATGAACATTGCCAAGCTGCGTGAGGCTGCAAAGATCCTCAATACCAAGAATGTGCCTGCTGAGGGCCGCAACATCATCATCCACGCCAACTCGCTGAACGCGATGCTCGAGCAGACTTCGGTCACCAGCTCGGACTTCAACACCGTCAAGGCGCTGGTGCAGGGCGAGATCAACCAGTTCATGGGCTTCACGTTCCATGTTCTGGGTGACCGCTCGGAAGGTGGTCTGCCCATCGACGGTTCGTCTGACCGCACGCTGTATGCGTTCCACAAGGACGCCATCGGCTACGCTGAAGGCATCGCTCCTCGCACTGAGATCAACTACATCCCCGAGAAGACCAGCTGGCTTGTCAATGCCCTGTTCTCTGCTGGTGCAGTTGCTATCGATGCCGAGGGTATCGTGAAGATCACTGCCCGCGACACTGCGGCTGCAGCCTAATAGGAGGGTCTGAGAATGGCTTACTCTGCAGATGGCTTTACCGCCTACAGCGCTTCCAAGCGCGGCAACGCACCGTCGATGTATGGTTACAAGACCACCGACGCGATTGCGGATGTGAACACCAGCGGCTATTTCAACGCCCTGGCCAACACCCTAGAGGTGGGCGATGTCATCCACTGTGTGACTTCCACCGGCACTACCGCCGTGGTCACTCTGGTGTATGTAGTCTCCAACGCCTCTGGCGTGGTGGATGTGACCGACGGCACCACGCTGTCGAACACTGACAGCGACTGATAGGCGTCAACCAGAGCGGGCCAGCCACTGAGTACTCGGGGGCTGGCCCTTCTCACATTGAGAGGTTCACATGGCTGCAGGCGATACCGGAATCACCATCTGTTCAGATGCCCTGCTGATGCTGGGCGCGAAGGCTATTTCGTCCTTCAACGATGGCACCGACGAGTCCAGCGTCTGCGACCGACTCTACCCAGACATCCGAGACTCCACGCTGATGATGTACCCGTGGAGCTTCAGCATGAAAAAGATTGCGCTGGCCAGGCTGATCACTGCGCCTGGCAGCGTTTGGAAGTACGCTTATCAGCTGCCGGGTGATCGCCTTGGCAGCCCGCGAGCTGTGTACGACAGCGCCGCAGTTGGCTCCACCCCGCGCAAGGAGTGGGAGATCCAGGGCGACCAGGTGCTGACCAACTTGGAGTCGGTCTACATCGACTACCAGTACAGCACGCCTGAGTTCGCCATGCCGCAGTACTTCGTGCAGCTGCTCAAGTATCAGGTGGCCTGGCACATCGCAGAACCGATCACCGAGCAATCTGAGAAGGCTGGCTTCTGGCGGCGCATGGCGCTGGGTGAAGCTGGCGAGAACGGGCGCGGCGGCTACTTCAGGCAGGCCACGCAGATTGATGGGGCCAACAACTCCATTAAAGTGATCGACGATTACACCCTGATCACTGCGAGGTACTGATGCCACGCTTCGTTGACCTCCAGACCAACTTCTCGACCGGCGAACTGGATCCGCTGCTGCGGGCGCGTGTCGAGCTGGAGCAGTACAACAACGCTCTGGCCAAGGCCACCAACGTGCTGATCCAGCCCCAGGGTGGACTGCGCCGCCGGCCTGGCACTAAGCACATCCTCGAGCTGCCCAACACCAGCACCGCAAGCGCCGGCAACGGTGTGCGCCTGGTGCCATTCCAGTTCTCAGTGACCGACAGCTACATGCTGTGCTTTACGCACCAGCGCATGTACGTCATCAAGAATGGCGTGGTCATCACGGCCATCAATGGTGGGGCCAACAACTATCTGACGACCAGCATCACCAGTGACATGGTGGACGATATGTGCTGGACGCAGTCAGCTGACACGCTGATCGTGGTGCATCCTGACCTGCAGCCGGTGCGGATCACTCGCACCAGCGACAGCGCTTGGACAGCCACAACCATTACCTTCGACAGCATCCCCAAGTACGCATACAACATTGATTTCCATACCAACAACGGCTCGACGCTGACACCGTCTGCTGTGTCTGGAAACGTAACCCTGACGGCCTCGACAACGCACCACGACAGTGGCGCAGCGCAGGCCGGCAGCAGCACCACCATCACACTCAAAAGCACCGCTAGTGCCACTAATGACATATACAACGGCATGTATGTCACCATTACTGGCGGCACAGGCTCTGGCCAGACCAGGCTGATTGAGGACTATGTTGGCAGCACCAAGGTTGCGACCGTAGATGTCGCATGGGCGACTGCGCCAAACAACACCAGCAACTACGAGATCACAACCTGGACGACCCAATCGGTCAACCAGTACGTCAACGTGCAGCCCCAAGGCCGTGCCAGGATCACCAGATATGTGTCATCGACTGTGGTCGAAGCGGTTACTGAATACCCGTTTTTCAACACCACGGCGATTGATGCTGGCCGCTGGGAACTGGAACACAATTACGAGGATGTGTGGAGCAGCGCAAAGGGCTGGCCACGCACAGTGACATTCCATGAGGGGCGTCTGTACTTTGGTGGCAGCAAGTCTCGGCCATCGACCATCTGGGGCAGCAAGATCGGCTTGTTCTTTGACTTCGTGCCTAGCGAGTCCCTGGATGATGATGCGGTCGAGGCAACCCTGGACACCAACGATCTCAACGTCATCACCGACATCATCAGCTCCCGCGACTTCCAGGTGTTTACCACTGGCGGTGAGTTCTTCGTGCCGCAGCGCGACAGCGACCCGATCACGCCCCTGACATTTACCTTCAAGCAGGTCAGCCGCAACGGTATCAAGCCTGGCACGCGGGTGCAGTCTGTTGAGTCTGGGTCGGTCTACATTCAGCGCCAGGGCAAGAGCCTCAACGAGTTCGTGTTCACGGACACGCAGGCAACCTACGTCACGCAGCGGATCTCGCTGCTGTCTGGCCATCTGCTCAAAAACCCGCAGCGCATCGCTATGCGCCGTGCCGCCAGCACGGACGAGTCCGATCTGCTGATGATGACAAACGAGACAGATGGCAGCATGGCTGTCTTCTCTCTGATGCGCTCGCAGCAGATCACCAGCCCCAGCGAGTTCACCACCGACGGCCTATTCATTGATGTCGGCGTGGATGTCAATCAGATCTACTGTGTCACCAGGCGCACGTTCAACAGCGTCAACCGCTACTTCGTCGAACTGTTCAGCGATTCGATCTACACCGACTGCGCGTTTACTGGCGGCTCTGCTGGCGGCGTTGGCTCTGGTCTGCCGCACATCGGCAAGAGCATTAATGTGATCTGCGACGGTGTGCCGCAGGGCAACGAGACTGTGTCTGCCGGTGGTGCCGTGACCTTTGACCGTGAGAGCGTGACCAGCTACGAAGTGGGCCTGCCTGTCACCGTCTATGTCAAGACCATGCCTGTGGACATCAAGTTGCAGACCGGCAGCCGCGTGGCATTCAAGAAGCGCATTGTGGAGATCAACGCTGTGGTCAAGGACACCCAGCACATGACGATCAACAACCAGCCTGTGGCTTTCCGCTTGTTCGACAACCCAATGCTGGACGAGCCAGAGCCGACCTTCACCGGCATCAAGCGGGTCAACGGTGTGCTGGGTTACAGCCGCGAGCAGGCCATTGAGGTGTCGCAGACGCTGCCGCTCAAGATGACGCTGCTGGGTCTTGATTACCGCGTTGCGGTCAATGCGGGGAACTGAACATGGCAATCACACTAGGACAAGCTCAATCATTCGGCGGCTTGCTTGAAAGCTATGCTGCGTCAGAGTACCAGCGGGCGCAGGGCATCCAACAGCAGACTGCCTACCTGCTGCAGGCCAGGGACTCCCTGGCAATCGCAGATGTGCGTGCGGATCTCGACCAGACCTATGCCGAGGTGCAGGCCGGCAGGATGCTGCAGAAGGCAGAAACCGATGCACGCAACTGGCAGATCGCCGGCAACACGTTGCTGCGGAACATGCGCCAGACCAATGCCGCGATCCGGGCCAGGGCTGCTGCCAGTGGTGTTGCGCTTGGCCCTGGGTCGATTGAGGCCGTGCAGCGTGAGAACGTGGCGGCAACCATGCGTGATGTCAGCGTGGCTGATCTCAACGCGCTGTCTGCCCGCGTGCTTGGATTTGAGGATGCGTCTGCCCTGCTCCAATCAACTGAACTGCAGAACACCCTCAACCTGTTTCAGGCCCAGCGCCAGGCCGGCCAGTTCCAGGGGGCAGCAGGAGCCGCACGCAGGGCTGGTGGCATGCTGGCCAACATTACGTTGGCCCGTGGCGCGACTACTTTTGCTGGCAAGGCAGAACCGTTTACCGGGTCAACCGTCGGCAAGAAGGGAGAAAAATAAATGGCAACCGGACGCATTGAATCTGGCCGAGTAGACATCCGCGCACCAGGTTCAGCCCCGGTGCAGCGGGTTGGCATTGGTGAGGTCAACTATGTCGCCCCGCGTGTTCAGGCCCAAGGCGCTGGCCAGCTGGCCGAGACTCTGGATCGCATGAGCGCCAACCTGTTCCAGGATGCAATGGTGTCCCGGCAGCGTGAGGGTCTGCAGTTCACTGCTGAAAACCCGCTGACGCCGCAGCAGATTGAGGCAGCCAAGAGAGGCGACCTGACCACGCTTGACCTGGGGGGCAACCCATTCAGCGTGTACCAGCAGGCTGTTCGCAAGGCCCGCAGCCTGGAGCTTGCCGGCAAGTTTGAGGAAGAGGGCCGGGCCGAGTTGGTCAAGATCCTCAACCAGGTTGAACAAGGACAGGCCACTGCACAGCAAGTGCAGGCCAAGGTCAACACCATGATCGACGGCATGGGCAAGTCGCTGGCCAAGGTTGATGCGGAGGCCAGCTACAAGTTCCGCGCAACCATGGCCACCTATGGCAACGGTGTCCTCAAGTCGGCTCTTGATGAGGAGATGCGGCGCACCCGCAACGAGCGACGAATCAAGTTCGACATGGATCTGCAGCACTCCATCAAGCTGCTCGAGAACTTTGCGGTCACAGATCCAGACACCTACAACGAGCGCTACCAGATCTTCCGCGCCAACATCAACCAGCAGGCATTGCTACTCAATGACCCGGCTGTGCAGCGCGATGCCATGGCCGCGGTAGAGAAGGCATTCACAGATGGCCGCGTCAATGCTCTGCTCAAGGGCTTGATGAATGATGCCAATCTTCGAGATCCGAGGGTGACGATAAAACAGTTGCGAGAGGGAACAATCTATTCGCCAACGATGGACGGATCGCGGCTGAGGGCACACATCGACTACTTGAGGGAGAACGACTTCGCGTCATTGATGCGCGTCGAGGAAACCTTCCTCAAAGCTGCTGCCGCCAGAAAGCAAGCGGTTGATCTCACCTACGAAGATGCAGACACTCAGGGGGGAATAATTCTTCGGCAGATGTACCAAGCGAAGACGCCAGGCGAGATCAGGAGGTTGTACGAAGAATTTAAGCAATTACCTGTGTCTGCTGGGCTTGCCAAGCAAGCCAGGGACTTTAGGATGACTGACCCGTTCCCTGTCGAAGAGGTGGATGACCTTAATGTATTTGCGGCCCTTTCGCAGAAGGTTGCGGCTGGCCTGGCCAACAGTCAGGAGATCATCAACAGTATGGGGCTAACGCGAGACACCAAGAGGCAGCTCCTGTCTCAACTGAGCAACCCCAACGACGACATCTCATACGGCACCAGGCTGATCAACATGGCCGTGGGCATTCAGTCGGAGAACCTGCCGCCAGAGCTGAAGGACGCTGAAGCAAGGCAACTGGCAACCGCGACACGCAACGAGCTGGTGACATCCTTGTATCTGTTCGCCCGCACCCCCAATGCTCGAGGTGTCTTGCCCACGCCGGCTGAGATCCGCGCATATGGCGAGCAGCAATCCAGGGCGGCGGGTGGCCGCATGGGCAGAGCATTCACGCAGGCTGCTGAAACCAACCAGGCTCAGGCTGTGCAGTCGCTGCCAGAGCTGCGTGGTGTTGATCTGATGAACGCGGCAGCTGTCGAGGCGGCATTCGCGGCAGCCGCCAAGCGCAGGGCCGATGCAGTTGTAATTAATGCAGCTCGCGCTTCGGTTGAGGCGTACCGGCAGAACAAGTCCAAGGTGGTCGGAGGTCAATGATGAGAAGCAAGCAGCCAACGATTGACGACATCTACATGGCCGACATGTATGTCACCACGCCCGGTGTGCGGCAGGGTCTGCTCGAGCGAGCGGCAGAGGGTGTTGATGATGATCTGGTCACCGAGGACACCGACGATGGCCAGGCTGTCTACTACCGCACAAGCTATGGCGAGATGATGCCGTTGGGCAGGCCTGTGATGCTGGCGCAGGCCGGCAGGCAGACCATGTCCGATGCCGGCAGCGGCATGCCGACAATCAAGCCGATTGAGCAGACTGCCTTTGAGCGTGCGCTCCAGAGGACGGGCCTGACGCTGGAGCAGGCTGGCCGTTTCCTGGATGGTCTTGGCCAGGTGCAGATCCCAGGCACAGACATTAAACTGAGTCTGGCTGACCTGGTGCCTTTCGTCGGTACGGCCAAAGAGGGAACTCGCTCTGTGCTTGGGCCAGCAGAATGGCAGGGCACGCCGATGGCGCTGCAGCAGGCAGGCACCGGACAGTCGCTGACCAGGGGCACCGGCTTTGCGCGGCAACTGACCCCAGACGCCTCGCTGGCCTTAATGGATGTCGGCCTCAATGCTGTGCCGGTCGGCAGGGCAATTGTCTCTGGCGGCAGGGCGCTGGCACCAAAGGCTGGCGAGATGCTTGGCGGCTACATGCAGCGCACTGGTTTGCAGCCCAGCTTGATGGCATTCCACGGCACGCCGCACAGTTTCGACAAGTTTGATGCGCGGAAGATTGGCAGCGGCGAAGGGGCGCAGGCTTACGGCTATGGCTTGTATTTTGCGGAAACGCCTGGTGTTGCAGAGGAATACAGAACAACTCTTGCAGGCAATAAACTTATATTCGCTGATGATGCGGCAAGAAAAAACGCGACGAAGTCAATGCCATTTGGTTTTGCAGACCCAATTGCTGTAATTAAAAGTGCTTTGGGCTTAAACAATAATGTCGCTTCTGCTATTAGAACTTTAAGGGGCAGCTATGACAAAGACCCTGACTTAAAAGCTCATGCAAATCATCTTGCAAATTTGCTAGAAAGTGGGGCGGTGCGCTCAGAGCGCGGGGGCCACTTTTATACAGTGGATGTGCCAGATGCGTTGGTTGCAAAAATGCTTGACTTTGACGCACCCATCAACAGCCAAAGCAAAGAGATCCAAGTTCTTGCCCGTCAGTACAATTTGCAATCGGACGATTTGGGTGGTGATCTGCTGACAGCGGCTGATGGCAAAACGGCAGCTGGGGCGCAACGGCTGCGTGAGGCTGGTATCCCTGGCGTCCGATACCTTGACCAAGGCAGCCGAGGCCAGCGCGAGGGCACACGCAACATCGTGGTTTTCCCAGGCGGTGAAGATCAGGTCAAGATTCTGAAGAAAGAAGGGAAGCAGTAATGGCCATCCCCCCGCTGAGTCAACGTCTCGATTCCATGCTGCCTGCCAGCCAGGAGCAGCCGCAGCCTCAGTCCGACGACCCGCTGGGCGACATCCTACCCAAGCAGACCGTTGAAGAATACGAGCCGGTCGCCGGCTTGGTGGACAAACTGGTCTTGACCCCTGCCAAGATCATCAGGCAGGGCGTCAGGATTACCCCGCAGGTCAGCGACCAGGCCGGGGCTAGGGCCGCGCAGGAGGCCGTACAGGGCGCTGCAGTCGCAGCCGAGAGGGAAGCTACCCCAGGGGCTGTGCAGGCCGTCAGAAGGGCTGTTGCGCCCCGCCGTAGGCCTGCCCAGCCGCCAGCCGCCCAGCAGCCCATGCCGCCTGCCACGCAGCAGGAGATGGCCACCGCCATCCAGGCAGCTGATGATGCGCTGGCTGCCCCGCCTGTGAGCGTTGCGCCCGCCATGCCCGAGCCGGTCGGCCCCGAGGTGCCGGGCGTGGTGATCCGCGCCGTGACCCCGGAGGATGCCGACAAGTTCCTGTCCGGTGTGGACGCGCCGGCGGTGGGCGTGGACTTCAACTTCAACTACATCCAGGCGCCAGAGGACATCGACAAGATCATCGACGCCACCAGCAAGGCCTTCGCCTCGCAAACCGATGCGGCCAAGCGCGGCGTGGTTGGCGACGATGCCCTCAAGGACATGGCCGCCAGGCTCAACATTGCGCCCGAGCTTCTGCAGATGCGGGCCGGCGACACCCTGAGTGCCGAGAAGCTGCTGGCCGCCCGTCACCTACTGGTGCGCTCGGCCAAGTCGCTTGACGAGCTGTCCACCAGGATCCGCACCATGGCCCCCGGCACCGAGGATGACAACCTACTACTGCAGTTCCGCAACCAGCTGGCCACCCATGCCGCGATCCAGATGCGCCTGAAGGCCGCGCAGACCGAGACTGCCCGCGCCCTGCGCTCTTTTCGATTGCCGGTCGATGGCACCAGCGGCCTGTCCGACCCCAACCAGATCACCGCGCTGCTCAACGAGATGGGTGGCCGCGCCAACATGAAAAACCTGGCGACGGCTTACCAGCAGCTGACGCTCGACCAGCAGGCCCGCTTCACCGAGATGGCCGGCACAACTACTCAGCAGATCGGCAAGATCTGGAAGGAGATGTACCTGTCGAGCCTCATGTACTCGCCGGCTACCACTGAGCGTGCGCTATTTGGCAACATTATTTTGAGCTTGGCGCGTGGCTTTGACACAGCCTTTGCCTCGACCGCTGGCAGGGCCGCCGATAAGGTGATCACTCCGATCTTCGGCTCCAACAGCGCCGACTCGGTGACCACGACAGAGGCCATTGTGGAGATGGCCAACTTCTTCTATTCGTTGCCTAAAGGCTTGAGCGCCGGCCTCAAGTCTTTTGTTGACGATGCCCCGGTCTATAAGGTTGGCCGAGATATTGATAAGACCCCAGACCCCGCCCTGTCGGCCAAGCTGTTTGCTGACCCAAACACCCCGATGGCCCATGCCGTTGACTTTCTTGGTAAGGCGGTGCGTCTGCCATTCCGCGCCATGATGGCTGTGGATGAGATGAGTAAGGCAATGATCTCGCAGATGGAAACCCGGCGCCTGGCAGCCCGTGATGCGCTGACCGCGATCCGCAATGGCGTGGATGTAGATGCTGCCCTTGACGGCATGGCCATGCAGATCTCGGCACCAGATGCCAGGACTCTTGACCGCGTCCACCAAGGCGTGCTGGATGGCACCCTGCAGACTGACCTCGGCACATTCGGCCAGGCACTCATGTCAATGCGGAACAAGCTCGACAACATGGGCGCAGGCCCGGTCGGCACCGTGCTGGCCCCCTTCATCAAGACGGTGATCAACGCGCAGAAGCAGATGGTGGCCCGCACCCCGCTGCTCAACTTTGCTCTGGACGACATCCGCGCAGACATGGCCGCTGGTGGCGCCCGCCGCCAGATGGCGCTGGGCAAGATGAGCCAGGGCGCTGCCTTTATGGGTTATGGCTACTACCTGGCCCTGGATGGCACCATCACAGGGGCTGGCCCCACCGATCCAAACCGGCGCAAGTTTCTGTCGGAAACCACCGGCTGGATGCCCTACTCCATCAAGGTGGGTGAGTCAGAAGACGGCCGCGCTATCTACCGCAGCTATGCGGGCCTCGAGCCTATCGGCGGCATGCTGGCCATGGCCGCCACCCTGGCCGAGATCGGCGCGGTCTACGGCAAGGAGGATGATGACGAGTGGCACGACCTGCTGCTCTACTCTGCCCTGCTGCCCTTCAAGTACATTGGTGAGTTGCCCTTCATGCAGGGCATGACCAACCTAACCGACATGATCGAGCAGCTCAAGCGCGACCCCAAGGGTGAGGCTGCCAATGCCGCGGCCAACAAGTTCTTCGGCGGCCTGGCCCAGAACTTCCCAGGCGGCGTGGTGCCTGTGCCCATGCCTGCCGGCGGCCTGGTGCGGCAGATTGAGAATGTGCTGGATCCGACCAAGCGCGAGGTGACGCTGGACGCCAGCCTGCCTCCAGAGCAGCGCTACTTTGATTTCCTGTTTAGGAGCTGGGCCGCCAAGACACCGCTGCTGTCCCAGGACATCCCGCCCAGCCGCAACCTCTGGGGTCAGGAGGTCAAGACCGGCGAGCCTGACGCCCTGTCCTTCATCATCCCCTTCAACAAGAAGGAGCGCGACCTGGATGATGTCGAGCGCAAGCTGCTGGAAATCGCCAAGGCCCGGCAGCGGTTCCCACTCAACAAGCCCGAGCGCACTGTCGCCAATATCAGGCTCAATGATGCAGAGTACAGCAACCTGCTGCTGCTGATGAACAACACCGTGATCGACGGCAAGAACTTCTACGGGGCTGTGGCTGCTACCCTGACCGACCCGGCCTTGGTCAAGCAGATGTCCTTCGGCGCCTACGAGGGCGTGGCCAACAAGCTGTCGTCGATCATGGGCCAGTACCGCGACATGGCTGTCGATTCCCCCGTCTTCCAGCAGATGCACCCAGATGCCTTTGAGCAGATTCAGCGCAACCGAATGCTGGCTGAGAGGAAATACCAACAGATGCAGCGTGAAGCTGTTGCCGAATAGGCGCACCAAAGTACAATTTCCAATAGGAAGGATTGAGTCATGGCCGTCCCAATTTCCAATGTCACCCGCAGGGTGGTCTACGCGGCCAGTGGCACTGGCCCGTACAACTTCACCTTTGAGATCCTGGCCAACACCGACATTGCGGTGTACCGGGACGATTCCCTGCTGACGCTGACGACCGACTACACGGTCACCATCAACACGAACGGCACCGGCTATGTGACGCTAGCGGCCACACCGACAGGGGCCACGCAGATCGCCATCGTCGGCAACCGCACCATCCAGCGCACCACCGACTTTGTGACCGGCGGCGACTTCTTCGCCAACACGGTGAATGATGAGATGGATCAGCAGACCATCTTCGCGCAGCAAAATGCCGAGGCCATTCAGCGTGCGCTGATCGCACCGCAGACTGATCCGACCAGCATCAACATGACGCTGCCCCGTGCGACTCTGCGGGCCGGCAAGACCCTCGCCTTTGACAACAACGGCAACCCATCCCTTGGTGACACACTTGGCACCAACCGTGGCAACTGGGCCAGCGGGGTCTTGTACTACGTCCGAGACATCGTCAAGGACACCAGCAACAACAACATCTGGCAGTGCATTACACAGCACACCTCGAGCGGCTCGCAGCCGATCAACACGAACACGGACAGCGCCAAGTGGTCACTGCTGGTGGACACTTCCTCGGCAACTACATCGGCCACCAACGCTGCTGCATCAGCTTCAGCTGCAGCAACCTCGGCCAGCAATGCCTCGAGCAGCGCCAGCGCGGCCAGCACATCCGCATCAAATGCGGCATCGTCTGCATCCAGTGCAGCGTCATCTGCGTCGAGTGCGTCTTCAGCTCAGACTGCAGCCGAGGCCGCCCGCGACCAGACCCTAGCTGTCTACGATTCGTTTGACGACCGATACCTTGGCAGCAAGACTACCGATCCATCTGTTGACAATGATGGCAATGCGCTGGTGGCCGGTGCGCTGTACTTCAACAGCGTGTCTGGCATCATGAAGCTCTACACAGGCACGGCCTGGGTGGCGGCTTATGTGCAAGGTGTTGCGGCCAGCATCAACTTCACACCTGCCGGCGGTGTCGCAGCGAGCAATGTGCAGACTGCCATCGAGGAGGTTGACAGCGAGAAGTTGGCTAAGGCCAGTAACCTGTCTGACCTAGCCAACACAGCCACAGCACGCACAAATCTTGGGGTGGCCATTGGCGTCAACGTCCAGGCCTATGACGCGAACAATGCGGTCACCAATGTGGCTCAGTCCTTCACCGCCGCGCAGCGCGGGGCCATCTCAGCTCTGACCGATGGCGCGACCATCACAGCCAACTTCGCGCTGGCCAACAACTTCTCCGTCACTCTTGGCGGCAACCGCACCCTGGCCAACCCGACCAACCAGACGGCAGGCCAGAGCGGTGCGATCACCATCACCCAGGACGGCACGGGCAGCAGGACGCTGGCCTACGGCAGCAACTGGAAATTCAGCAACGGGTCTGCGCCGGTACTGACCACGACTGCAAATGCCGTCGATGTGCTGGTGTACTACTGTGAGTCTGCGAGCCGCATCACTGCTCGCCTTGTGAGTGATGTCCGATGATTGACGCACTGCCATTGCTGCTCGGCCCCGAGGGCTACCAGATCAGCCGCTCTGTGCGGCTGCGCTCAAGCGCGAGTGCTTCATTTAGCAGAACACCAGCAAGCGCAAGCAATCGCAAAACTTGGACTTGGAGTGGTTGGGTTAAGCGCGGCTCATTAGGTTCTACACAATCGTTCTTTGGTAACTACTTTTCAACGAACAACAATAGCCAGTTCTATGTAATGTTTGACTCAAGCAATTGCTTGAATGTTGGACTTTACACTCTCAGTGCCTTAGTAACTACTGCCGTCTACCGTGACCCTTCTTCTTGGTATCACATTGTTATGCTGTTTGATTCAACTCAAGCAACTGCATCAAACCGACTAAGGCTTTTTGTCAATGGTGTTGAAGTAACTTCATTCTCAACGGATAACAGAAGCACATTCACGCTGAATGGAGACTTCGCAATCAATGCGGCACAAGCAACCTACCTCGGCTATAACAATGTGGCTGGCTATTACTTCGACGGCTACCTCACCGAGATCAACTTCATCGACGGCCAGGCGCTCACGCCCAGCAGCTTCGGTGAGACTGATGTGCTGACCGGCGTATGGAAGCCCAAGAAGTACGCTGGCACCTACGGCACCAATGGCTTCTACCTGAACTTCAGCGACAACAGCAACAACACCGCAGCCACCATTGGCAAGGACTACAGCGGCAACGGCAACAACTGGACACCTAACAACATCAGCGTGACCAGCGGCACGACCTACGACTCGATGCTGGATGTGCCGACGCAGTGGGCTGATGGCGGGAATGGGCGGGGTAACTACTGCACGTTGAATCCGTTGGATAGTGCTGCGCCTTCGCTCATCACGAACGGAAACTTGCAGATCACCGCAAACAGTGATGCTTGCGGAACGATGTCGTTTGCCACTGGCAAGTGGTATTTTGAAGTGACGCGCACTGATGCCAACGCATCAAACTTGTTCCACTACGGTCTGCTAGACGCTGTTCACACGGCGGCGAACCGCAGCACTTCGTCATTTACCAAAGGCATCTTGTATCGCGGCGACGGCGTGATTCTTCGCGCAGGATCAACGCTGGCAAGCGGCTTGGCGACAGTCACGCAGAACAAGGTGCTAGGTGTTGCGTTCGACATGGACGCAAAGACCGTCCAGTTCTACGTTGACAACGTGGCGCAGAGTACAGCGCAGACAATTACCGATACTGATGTGATGCCGTGGACGCTTACATCGACCAACTCAGCATCAGCGTTTAACGCAGGCCAACGCCCCTTCTCCTACACCCCGCCCAGCGGCTTCAAGGCACTGAACACGCTGAACCTGCCTGCGCCGACGATCCTGAAGGGGAATCAGTATTTTGACGCGCTGACATGGAGCGGCGCTGGTGGATCAAGCCGCTCAATAACAGGTCTTGCGTTCCAGCCCGATCTTGTCTGGGGCAAGGTTAGAAACACTACCTACGGGCACATGTTGTTCGACTCTGCGCGTGGCGCTGGGTCGCTGAAAGAGCTTGGCACAAACGTCACAGGCGCTGAAGGTTATGCGTCTAGCAATCAGTACGGCTATCTCAGCGCATTCAACTCAGACGGCTTTACAGTAACAGCTGGAACCGATGCAAGCATACCCAACGCATATTGGAATCAAAGCGGCAACAACTACGTCGGCTGGCAATGGAAAGAAGGCGCTACGCAGGGCTTCGACATCGTGACGTACACGGGCACGGGTGCGAACCGCACCGTGTCGCATTCGCTTGGCGTTGCGCCGAGGATGATTATTATCAAGGGCCGCGACGGCACAGCAAACAATTGGATTGTCTATCACGCATCAGTTGGAAACACGGCAGCCCTGTTCTTGAACCTGACAAATGCTCAAGACGTTGGCTCTGCGTACTGGAACAATACTACGCCGACTAGCACGCAGTTCAGTCTAAGCACTGCCTCTGGCTCAAACTCTAACGGCGTCAATTATGTCGCCTACCTCTTCTCCGAGGTCGCAGGCTTCTCGCGCTTCGGCAGCTACACAGGCAACGGCAGCACAGATGGGCCGTTTGTGTTCTGCGGCTTCAGGCCGAGGTTCTTCATGTGGAAACGAACCGACACTACAGCAAACTGGCTCATCTTGGATACATCCAGAGACCTATACAATTTATCGGGGAATCAATTGTTCCCCAACCTGAGCAACGCAGAATTTGCCGGTTCAATTGGCGACATTATTTCTAATGGCTTTAAGTTTAGAGATAGTGGGGCATCTAATAACGCATCTGGCGGCACCTACATCTTCGCCGCCTTTGCCGAAGTACCGTTCAAGGCCGCCTTGGCCCGCTGACTTATGCCAAAGTCCATCGATCTCACCGGCCACAAATACAACCTGCTCACGGTTGTATGCAGAACAGACCAAAAGACTAAAAACGGTCAATGGCGCTGGCTGTGCAAATGCGACTGTGGAGGTGAGACTGCGCTGAACACAGGCAACCTGCGGTACGGCAGAACGAAATCGTGCGGCTGCTTGCAAAAGCGAAAAGGTGAGGAAGCGCCAGCCTATCGACATGGGCGAAGCCGCACCAGAGCGTACAACAATGAATACCAGATGAAGAAAAACTACGGTGTCGAGTACGAAACGTATTTGGGAATGGTGTCAAAGCAGAACGGCAAATGTGCCATCTGTGGCGCAGAGCCACCCAACGATGAGCGCAAGAAGCGATTGAGCATTGACCACTGCCACACAACAGGCAAGGTGCGCGGCCTGCTCTGCGACCCGTGCAACCGTGGCCTTGGCTTCTTCCGCGACAATCAAGACAATCTGAAAAAAGCAATTTCATATCTTGCGAGGTAACCCATGTTCCTGCTGAACGGACAATCCCTGCCGCTCGACACGCCTTTCAAGGATGCCGAGGGCAACAGCTACCCCGCCAACTGGCTGCGGCTCACCAGCCTGGAAGAGAAGAAGGCCATCGGCATCACCGAGATGCCTGACCCTGAGCCGGCACCGCAGACAGAGTGAGAGGTGAAGCATGGAGCCTGGAGAGATTGATCCCGTGAAGTATGGCGTGCTGTGGGAGCGCGTCCAACAGATGGACAAGAAGATCGACAAGATGGAGAAGCAGATCGAGCAGCTGCTTGAGTTGGCCAACAAGTCCAAGGGCGGGCTGTGGGCAGGCATGGCCATAGCTTCTGCTGTCGGTGGCGCAATAACCTGGGTGGCTGGACACTTCAAGGGAGGCTGACATGCTTGATCCCATCACCGCACTTGCTGCTATATCTTCAGCGGTCGAGCTTGTAAAAAAGGTCGCGGCGACGGTTGATGATGTGACGTCGCTCGGCCCGGTGCTGGGCAAGTACTTCGACGCCAAGGCCGATGCCATCGAGGTGGTGCAGAAGTCTCAGCAGGGCGAGTTCAAGGGTAGTGCATTGGGGAAGGCGCTTGAGCTTGAGATGGCCATCGAGCAGGCCAAAGAGTTTGAGAATCAGATCAAGATGCTGTTCTTCCAGAGCAACAAGATGGATGTTTGGCAGCGCATCGCCGCCCGCGCCCAGCAGATGGAAGCAGACGCAGCTCACGCGGCCAGGCGAAAGAAAGATGCTGCCAAGAAAAAGCAGCAGGAGATGGACGAGCTGTTCGTCCTACTGATCGGCGGGCTAGTAGTGCTCGTCGTGATCGGCGCAACTGTGTGGTTCATCATGGAAGCAAGTTCACAAGGAGCTGGTTAATGCTGTCACTCATCTCTACCCTCGGCGGCCTGCTGATCAGCGGCCTGCCCAAGCTGCTCGAGTACTTTCAGAACAAGAGCGACCAGAAGCATGAGCTTGCCTTGGCCAGGATGCAGAATGAGCGCGAGCTGGCGCTGGCCGCGCAAGGCTATGCTGCCCAGCAGCGCATCGAAGAGATCCGCACCGACCAGGTCATGATGCAGACTGAAGCGCAGATGACGGAAGCCGCGCTCAAGCACGACGAGCAAGTGCTGGAGAAAGCTCACAAGTGGGTCGCATCTTACGTCGGCACTGTGCGCCCGACAGTGACCTACATCTTTGTGATCGAGCTTGTGCTGATCAACCTGTTCCTGTGCTACTACCTCTATTCCAACCCCGGCATGATCAAGAGCATGGACGATGTTCTGAAGTACTCGGACATCATCTTCAGCCCGGATGAAATGGCCATGCTCGGCGGCATCATTGGCTTTTGGTTTGGCTCACGCAACTGGAACAAGAAGTGAAACTCAGCAAAGCCGGCGCTGACCTGATGCACAGGTATGAGGGCTACCGCAACCGCCCTTACCTGTGCCCGGCGCACATCTGGACAATTGGCTACGGCCATGTGCTGTATCAGGAACAGATCAGGCTGCCGATGGCACGCACTGAAGACAAGCCGGTGCCGATGATTCGCAGGGAGTTGCCGCTCAAGCAGGAGGACAACCGTGTCTGGTCGAAGAAAGAAACCGATGATCTCTTCGCGTCTGATGTCGCAAGTTTTGAACGTGGTGTTCTTCGACTTGTTCCCGGCGTTGTTGGCCGCCAAGGCGCTTTTGACGCTCTGGTCAGCATTTCCTTTAACTTCGGGCTAGGTAATCTGCAGCGCTCCACCATCCGAATGAAGGCCAACCGGGGCGATTGGGAAGGCGCTGCCGATGCATTTATGCAATGGACAAAGGGCGGGGGGCGTGAACTCCCCGGCCTTGTCAAACGTCGCAAGGATGAGCGAGCGCTCTTCCTGTCTACTGAGCAGCGCCAAGAGCATTGAGCCGCTTGCTGTAGTTAGCGGTGTGCCTGATCCGCTTGACCATATCCACCTTAGCTAACGTCGGCTCATTGACCTCACGCAGCTCACGCAGCTTGGTCATGCGGTCACGCGGTGATGCCTTGCCAGCCCTGGCCACCTTATCAGCCAGGTCTTCGTAGGCGTCCTGCCAACCCTCCAGCGTTTCATGCACGCTGGTAGGCTCCTGCTTGCCGGGCACCAGTAGCGCAAACAGCATCGGCACGGGCGCCTCGGGCGGCTCTCCGATCTCTTCGATGTGTACGACTTCAAGGTCGCCCTGCTCGGCCAGCTTCTCGATCTCCTCAAGAGTCAAGGGCGGCGGCGGCTCATCCAGGGTATCAGCCATGGCCGCCTCGATCACCATGGGGTCGCTGGTCTGGGCTGGCAGGGATGGGGCTGGCGCGGGCCTGGAGGGCGCCTGGAGCGCGTCGAGCGGGTTGCGAGGGGTGATGTCCTTGACCACGGTCGGCGCGGCCTCTGAGGGGAAATCCTGCGCCTCCTCGGCGGTGATCAGACCCTTCAGCACATCAGGGAAGGCATCACGCAGGGCGAAGCCCCTGGCCCTCATGGCCAGCATCCTTTTGGGATAAGACTGCCATGGCCCCTGCTTGCCCCACAGGCCGGCCCGCTTGGCATCCTCGACCGAGAACCTGACGGTCACCGGGTTCCTGCCTTTGCGCCTGGCGATGCAGACGGCCACCGGGTTGGTGGTGCCTTCACCCTCAATAGTTTCATCCACGCCCTCGCAGACGGGGCTTGCCTGCACCAGCGCCATCATGGCGTCACCGTAGACGCTGGGCTTGCCGTTGATCACAGCGATGTTCTGCAGCGCCTGCATCGGTGCCAGGCCCAGCTCCATCCCCCACTGCACACAGACCATGATGTCCTGGGGCTTGCCCTGGTATGCCTTGGGAACCATGGTGCTGCCGGCCAGCATCTTGCTGAACTCCATGGCCTCAGTGATAGTGGCGGGCGCGAAGCCTTGGCGGTTAGTGGTTGTCAGTTGCATGGTGTTCTCCGGGAAGGTATTGCAGCAGGGTTTCAAAGACCAGGGCGACGATGGCTGTCACGATCAGATCGGCATCCTTCTCGCTGCACTTTGGGATGTTGAATCGGACTGCGTCAACAGCACGCTTGTGGGCTGCCGTCAGCTTGTCCATGTCGAGCATTTCGATACTCATGTCTTCAGCTCCTTGATGGACAGGGTGGACTGCCTGATGGTGTAGGCTTCCTTGGCCGGCACAACCTTCGCGGGCTGGGCTTGGTAGTTCTTGAGTGGCCACTTGATCTGCCACTTGCCGGCAATGCCAAAGGTGGCCTGGCCCATGAGCTTCTTGAGATCCTCCTCTGCTTTCTTGATCTCCTCCTCATTGGCCTTATTGATCTGGCGCCAGTAGGCGATCTGGTCTGCCAGGATTTCTGCTTCTCGGCTGAGTGTGACCGGCGCCTCAGATGCCGGGTATGCGCCACGGGTCACAGCCCACTGCTCGCCATCTGCCGGCGGGTAGTAGTCCAGCTCGCCCGTGGCCTTCCACTTGTCCAGCCTGGCCTGGAAGTCGCGGGACACCTGGCTGATCCTGGCCACCGTGTCCTGGTGCGGTGCGAACAGGAACACGCGCATCTCGGTGCCCTTGTATAGGGTGGCGATTGCGCCCCACTTGGCCTGGATGATGTCCATCTGGGCCTGCAGCTGGATAGGGCCGCGCCACAGTGGCGGCAGATCCTCTGGCTCCATGGATGTCAGCTTGGCCTCAAGCGCCCCGATGCCATCCAGCCTGATGCTGTCCTGGCCGACCACATAGATGCCAGCCTCCGGGTCTGTGCGGATGATCTGGCCACGGCCATCGCCGGTGCCATCCAGGCTGCAGCACAGCGGCAGCGACTCATGGAACCGGGCAGTGGGGTGATCGGTGACCACATCCACCAGCTCGAGGCGCCTGGCTGCCTCGCCCAGGATGACCGGCTCCAGGGTGTTGCCCCACTCCATGGCCTCATTGGGATCGAACTCGACCTCGATGCCCTGCAGCGCCCTGATGCTGGCCTCCAGCTCATCATTGGGCGTGCGGTATCGGCTGATACCCATCACGCTGGCCAACCGGCTGGCTGACAGCATGGTGTCTGGTGTGACTTTATTAACCATGATTCTCCTTCAGTTGATAAACACGGACGACACGGGCGTGCGCCTCGGGGTGGGTGGCCTCGGTGTATCCGACGGCCTGGAACTGCTTGATGCGGAACACCGCGCCAAGCACAGATGGGTGCATGCCAGGCGGGATCTTGACCCGTGCCCGGATGTCATTGATGCTGACCTTGCCCTGCTCTGTTGCCAGCATCCTGGCCAGTACCCGGCAATGCTCGAGAAAGAGGGCGTCTCTAATCTCGAACATCTCGAGCTGTGCATCGCGCAGTGCGCGGCCATTAGTTGAGTCTGTCATGGCCATTACCTGGTGGCGATGACGATGAACAGGCCGATCACTCCGATGACGTACAGGCAGCGCAGGAACAGGCGCTCGGTGCGCTCATCCTGCAGCTGCTTGCTGTCAAGCAGTGCGGTCTGCAGCCGGTTGGAATCGCGGCTGGCGTCTGGTTCCTGACGGCGCTGGTAGGCCAGGCCGATCTTCACCTTGCCGGTGTCATAGGGTGGGTGGGCCAGCTGCTTGGGCATGCCCAGGATGTTCTTCTCATGCATGGTTGATCTCCAGACGTTTCAAAAGGTTGGCAACCTGGCTGGGATGCCACTCGGTATTGCCTCGGGGCGTCTCCACGCCACGGGCGCTCAATGCAGCGGCGATGTCACGCAAGGTGCTGGCGCCGCCGCGCTTGATGATGTCGCGCACCAGGGGGCCGACGCGGTCAGCATAACGGTCAGCCTTAGCCTGGATGACCTTGACGCCCTCGGCGCTGCCGATCTCAGGGGTCGGGCTGCCGAGCTTCTTGCCTTGCCGCTTGAGCGATTGCAAGGCTGCGCTGGTGCGCTCGCTTATCAGACGCGCTTCGCGTTCTGCAAATGCGCTCATCACATGCAGCCAAGTTCTGTCGGCTTCTGGCATGTCAGCGCAGACAAAGGATGCGCCAGACTCGAGCAGGCCGCTGATGAAGTGGACGTTACGGGCCAGGCGGTCTAGCTTGGCGATGACCAGGGTAGCCTTGGCCTTCTTGGCTGCAGCCAGGGCCAGCGCAAGCTGCTCCCTGTCGTTCTTGCGGCCAGACTCGACCTCGGTGAACTCGGCCACCAGCTCGGCAGCTCCGATGTGCTGGGCCACTGCGGTGCGCTGGGCATCCAGGCCAAGGCCGCTCTGGCCCTGGCGGTCGGTGGACACGCGGTAGTAGGCTACGTAGCGGGTCATGATCAGGCCTCCTTCGAGGTGGTCATGACTGCGATGGCGCGCTCCATCGCCCCGCTCCACTGGCTGAAATTCATGTCCCAGAGTTGAGCAATCTTCATCCAGCCGCCAATGTCCCCGCGCTCCAGATCATCCTGAAGGCTGGCCACTGTGATGTTGGGGTTTGCTTTAGCAGCCCTGATGATGGCTGCAGTATGGATCTCGAGGGTTCTAGCTTTGGTGCTCATGTTCCAACTCCTGTTTCTCGGTGGTTGACGATGTCACCGCGACATCGATGGAGCAGATCATAACGCAGATCCTGGGGGGCTGTACAACACCCAATCCGAACAATTTTTTAGGTGTTTACCCTAAGATTGGCCCTCCAGGCGTTGCCCGTACAGCGCCCATAGTTATGATCGCGCTATCGCCGTGAATACAAGGAGTGCCATGACGAAGACAACGAACAAGCCGCTGGTGGTGCGGCTGCGACCTGACACCAGAGAGCTACTCGACAGAGCTGCAGAGGATCAGCGCAGGAGCCTGGCCAGCATCGTGGATGAGGCGGTGCGTGAGCAGTTGCGTGCCCGCTATGCAGATGTGAGGCACAGGATTGATCTCCTGCTGGCCGGCGTGAAATGAGATTCGGGAGCGTTTGCAGCGGCATTGAAGCTGCCAGCGTGGCGTGGCATCCACTTGGCTGGAAGGCCGCGTGGTTCTCTGAGATTGAGCCGTTCCCCTCTGCGGTGCTGGCGCACCACTACCATGATGTCCCCAACTTGGGGGACATGACCACACTGCCTGATCGCATCTCCAAGGGTGAGGTTGAGGCACCAGACCTGTTTTGCGGCGGCACACCGTGCCAAGCGTTCTCTGTGGCCGGGTTGCGGAAGTCTCTTGACGATGCTCGCGGCAATCTGTCCCTCACTTTCTGCGAGATTGCCAATGCAATTGACGATGTTCGACTTGCTGGAGGAAAGCCCGCCAGCCTCATCTTCTGGGAGAACGTACCAGGAGTCCTCTCAACCAAAGACAACGCATTCGGCTGTTTTCTCGGAGCGCTCTCTGGCACAGAT